GTAAGTCGCCGCCGATAACCGCAGTAGACACACACTTCCCTCGACAGCAGTTCCTTCCAACTCCGAACGCATATTCGGGGGTGGCTGGCGGAGGGCAACACCCTGACAAGCGGAAGGCCGGCGGACACTCCGTGGGCATCAACGATGCAGCTATGGCGATGGGCGAAGCGGCAGAGCAGCACCCTCCGTACGGTCGGTACACCCAGGTTGTCCACGGCTGGTCAGAAGCGTTCCGCCCCGCCCCGTACCCGGTTGAGGTGGGGGCGCGTGGCAAGTATCGACTGAACGCCGCGTTTGCCGAGTGGATGATGGGACTTCCCGAAGGGTGGATCACGTCGGACGAGATTGGACTTAGCCGACGCGACCAGTTGAAGGCTATCGGTAACGGTGTGTGCCCTCAGCAGGCGCACCTCGCACTGGAGCGACTGTTTGGCGGTGCTTACTCTGCCTAGCTTCTTCGTTGAGGGGGTTCCGGCACCGCAGGGCAGTAAGTCCGGGTTTATCCGTGGGGGCCGGGTGGTGTTGGTGGAGTCGAGCAAGAAGGTGAAGCCGTGGCGAGAAGCGGTGGGGGCGAAGGCGCGAGAGTCGGTGGGGGAACTACTGGACGGGCCGCTAGAACTGACGGTCGAGTTCATCATGCCCCGCCCGAAAGCGTTGGGGGATAAACCCGCACCACCGATGGTGCAACGCCCAGACGCCGACAAACTCCTGAGGTCCACCTGCGACGGCCTGACAGGTTCCGCATACGTGGACGATTCGCAGGTCGTCACCATCCACGCGCACAAGAGGCGCGCTGAGCCGGGGGAAGCGCCCGGAGCGCACATCACACTAACCACCACCAACTGACAGCGCGTGTGCCGCTGAACTGCCCCCGCGCACATACCAGCGGGGGCTACCAACCATGCAAGGAGACACTTTGACCGACGTTACTTACTTCGATCTCAACAGTGAAGTCAACATCCTGAAAGACGGGAAGCTTCAGCTCGACAAGGACCGAGAAGCAGCCCGCGCCTACCACCTCGAATACGTCAACACCCACACGCGGTTCTTCCACTCCCTCGAAGAAAAAACCGACTACCTCGTAGGGAACAACCTCTGGGACCGAGCCACGGTTAACCGATTCACCCCAGAACAGTTCAAGTCCCTGTTCAAGCTCGCCTACACGTACAAGTACCGCTTCCAGTCATACATGGGCGCGTTCAAGTTTTACCAGGCGTACGCACTTCGAGACGTTGACGGCGAGACGATCCTAGAGCGGTTCGAGGACCGCGTTGTTATGGTCGCTATCGACCTTTCGGGTGGCGACTTCCAGCAGGCGCGGGACATTGTGGACGCGATCATCACCGGACGTTTCCAGCCCGCTACCCCCACGTTCCTGAACGCCGGTAGGGCGCAGGGCGGGGAGCGCGTGTCATGCTTCCTACTGCGTGCCGAGGACGACACCGAATCCATCACCCGCACATTCATGTCGGCGGCACAGCTGTCCCGGCGTGGCGGTGGTGTGGGAATCAACATCAGCAACATCCGCGAAGCGGGCGCACCAGTCCAGGGATTGAAGGGCGCGGCACGAGGGCTGATCCCACCGGCGAAGGTTCTGGAAGACACGTTCTCCTACTTCGACCAGTTGGGGCAGCGTCAGGGCGCGTGCGCTATCTACGTCCACGCAAACCACCCCGACGTGATGCAGATCCTCGACTCCAAGCGCGAGAACGCGGACGAGAAGATCCGACTGAAAACCCTTTCCGTGGGGATCATCATCCCCGACATTGCGTTCGAGCTGGCGCGGGACAACAAGGACATGTACCTGTTCAGCCCCTACGATGTGGCGAAGGTTGAGGGCAAGCCGTTCGTTGACTGCGTGGTGTCCGATCGTTACCACGATTGGGTGGAAGATGAGCGGATCACGAAGAAGAAGGTGAAGGCCCGCGACTTCTTCCGCACCCTGTCTGAGGTGCAGTTCCAGTCTGGGTACCCGTACTGCATGTTTGAGGACAATGCTAACCGCCAGCACCCGATGGGTCACGTGGGCAGGGTTAGCCAGTCCAACCTTTGCAATGAGATCTACCAGCTCCAGACCCCCTCGGAGTTCAACCCGGACGGGTCGTTCAAGGTCGAGGGGTCGCAGATCTCGTGCAACCTTGGTTCGTTCAACATGGGGAAGATGCTCGGCCTGACCACGGATGAGTTCGTGGACACGGTTGTTGTCGCAACGAAGGCGCTGGATCAGGTGTCGCGCACGACCAGCATTGACGCCGTGCCGGATGTTCGTAGGGGTAATGAGAACTCGCGGAGTATCGGCCTGGGGCAGATGAACTGGCATGGTGCGCTCGGAAGCCTTGGTATTGAGTATGGATCGCCGGAATCACTGTGGATCTTGGATCGCTACATGGCTAGGGTGACGTGGGCGGCGATGCTCGCGTCAACGCAGATCGCACGAGAGTACGGCCCGCACGCATGGTTCGACGGGTGCGAGTACGACACCGGGGAATGGTTCACCCGTGTAGTCGATCCGAAGGTGGATGAGTTCGGGGATGACCTGGAGATCATGCCCGGACTGTCCGCACCGTCACGAGCTGAGTGGGATGCGCTGCGACTGGAAGTGGCGAAGTACGGCATGGCGAACGCCTACCTTCAGGCAATCCCACCGACCGGCAGTATCTCGTACATCAACCACTCCACGTCCTCTATCCACCCGGTGGCGTCCGGTGTGGAGATCCGTAAGGAGGGGAAGCTCGGGCGCGTGTACTACCCGCAGCCGCACCTCACGAACGAGAACGCTGCACTGTTCCAGTCCGCCTCAACCATCGGATACGAGAAGCTGATCGACACCTACGCAGTGTCGCAGCATTGGGTGGACCAGGGGCAGTCGTTGACGATCTTCGTCCCCGATACCGCAACCACCCGCGATCTCGACCGGGCACGGATCTACGCCTGGCGCAAGGGATGTAAGGGGATCTATTACATCCGCATCCAACAGCCGGCCATGACGGGCACCGCTGTGGAGGGTACCGCTGCCGGGTTCTGCGAGTCCTGCGCACTGTAACCAGCGGGAGGCGGGGAGCGCATACCCGTCACGCTCATCTAAACGAGGGAGAAACAAATGAAGGAATCAGCAGCACTAATTATCGCGGTCGCAGTGCTCCAGGGCTTGCTCGCCGCCGCGCTTGTCGAGTGGGGGATTCGCCCACTGGTCGCAGAGTTCGGGCATGAGGTGGGGTTCGGGCCTGTGTTCATCACGATTGTGTTGGGCCTGCTCGTGTTCCGGGATACGCGCATCGAGACGAAGGAGAACAAATGAACAACTACAAGCGGGCGCGGGAAGTGCTCGGAGGGTACCGGCTCCTCGCAAGGGGACTGCGGGATGAGGGGCTGATTGCACCGGATCTGCCAGAGCCGACCGTGAAGGATGACGGGTGGGTCGAGTGGGGCGGCGAGGTCGCATTCCATCCCGACGAGGGGTTGTGGTCCTACGACAACGGGGCGATGACCCTGGACTCGCCAGACCGCTTGCGCGAGGTTGCGCTGATCTACCTCGCCGCAGCGAAGTACGCAGAGGAGAACGCATGAAGTCAGTAGCGGACCTACTACCCGCACCGCCAGACGGCAACAAATGGTGGGTGACCGTACTCAACAGCAACACCGGGGAACTAGGGATCACCCTCACCCACACGAAGCCGTACCACGTGTGGGGGAAAACAACGATCAACGAGAAATGGACCCCGGCGAAAGTACGTAAGACGCTCGCCGGGATGATTGAGGAGGCGGAGACTGGACGCGCAGCAGCTTAGGCAACACCTGGATCACACCATCGACGCGATCCGGCGACACCGGGCACGAATCCAACGAGGCGGGATCGGATACAGCGACACCCCAACGTTCGGCGGGTTCGGCCCAAAGAGTCCCTGCAACGATGCGATGATGGACCTAGCGGACACTGAGGCGGCGTGCCTGGGGAACATTGCACTCACCTGTATGCGGCGGGGAACTATCCCGCCTGTTAGCCTGCGGCCACTGTGGTTCACGAACCGGGGGAAGTGCATCGGACTGCGACTCATCGGCCACGACGAGGACGAGTTCGACTTGTTCGGCAATCACACGGGGGAAGATTACCTCGCACCGTTGTTCCCGATTGTGAGTCGGCTGAAGGCATATGCGGCTGAGGTTGTGGAGACAGAGGGGGTGGAATGGTTGCTGTACGAGTGGGAGCATGTGCGAGACCTGTACCACGAGATGTACCCGACGGAAGCGCCGGAATGGGGCAGCGCGGAAGAGGCCGCGAAACTCTGCGGTAGATCTGTCTACACGATTCGAGACTGGAGATATCAAGGGGTGATTCGGTGCTTAACCGAGGGAGGGCCAATCCAATACTGCTTGGACGATGTGATGAAGATGGCGAAAATAAAGACAGAGAATATGCATAGAGGGACCCTCACTAAACCCGTGCTATAATAATTGGGTAAGGTTTTCAGGGAAGACTTGAAACCCTTACCTCTTCTCCTTCTGTGGTTCTCCTACCCCGGTCCTCCTGCCGGGGTTCATGCCAAACGCTTACGCAAGCCGACACCGGACAAACGATTGTTGCCGCCGGATCACGGACTGTAAACGCAAGGCACCTACTTCTATAGCCCAATGGCAGAGGCAACGGATTCAAAACCCGTTCAGTGCAGGTTCGAATCCTGCTAGAAGTACCACCCCCTCCCTGCTAGCCGAGGGGGCTTTGCTCCTGACCGTCCCCGGACTGGTCAGCGTTTTTGGAGTCGTTACCCGTAGGTTAGCGGTGCTGCAAAGGTCGCAGATTGGCCGGTCACTCCGGGCAGTGCGGGGTTCGATTCCCCTCCATCGCGCAGGGTTCAGTCAGCGTGGTCATGCTCACTGAACCGAGGGGTACTGGTTGCTACAGGCAGGTGCCCCATTGTTACCGGTAATCCTTACGGATACGCCGAAGCCCTGGTGACGTACGCGGAACTAGGGAACGCCCCGGACGCGGGGCAGCGTCATTGGCGAAGTTGGTTCGCACCAGTGCAAGTAGCTGGAGACCCGGGTTCGAGTCCCGGATGGCGCACGAACCTGCCGTTTGCGGATGGTAGGAAGCGCGGCTGTCGGTGATCCTCGCCGGACGACGAGACCCGACAACGCCAGCCATCACGGCGCGTGACAGGCAGGCACCAGGGGTTCAAGCCCCCGGCACGCACAACACCCCCCCCTCTCATCGAACAGGGGGGGGCACCTACAACACCAGAGGGGAGGGCACACACCATCCCCCTACACATCATCACCGGTCCCCCCGCCGCAGGGAAGAGCACCTACATACGAGACCACCGGCAACCCGGCGACATCACCATCGACTACGACGAAATCGCCAACACAATCGCCGGCGAGACTGTGGACAACCACACGCACACCGACACGGTGAAGGCAGTGACACAGGCCGCACGACGAGCAGCCATCACGGAAGCCGTGAAGCACGCCAACACCACAGACGTGTGGATAGTAGACAGCACGCCGTCTGCTAAGACCCTCGACAAGTACAGGCAAGCCGGAGCGGAGATCCGCACCATCGACCCCGGCAAGGCTGTAGTCATGCGACGGTGTAAGGCCGAGCGGCCACCGCACATGCTGAAGGTCGCAGCCGCATGGTACGACCGAGACAAGCCGAAGACAGCAGCACAACGCGGCTACGATCACAGGCACCAACAAGTACGCAAACGCCTCATGTTCAACATGAAAGACGGCACACCGTGTGAATGGTGCCAACGCCCAATGTGGAAAGACCCCGCCAAGAACTTCGACGGCGCGGCACTAGAAGCCGACCACACGCGAGACCTGAAGCACCACGGGCCAGGGGACGCTGACCGCCTACTGCACAGGGCATGTAACCGTAGCCGAGGTGCAGGGCACGACGAACGCCAACCCGGAAACGAACAGGTGGCCGAATCGAACGAACCAGACGGCTTCACCTGGGGATAGGCAACCCAAACCACAACATGTGGACAACCTAAGACCCCACCCCACAAAATATTGAGGGGGTGCCCCGCCTGACTCGGCCCCGCCGCTCCGCTATCTCGTTTCTCTCTCCCCGTAGTTCCACAATGCCCCTGTACGGCCTTGCATGGCCCTTCTGACGGGCTTTTAGCGCTGCTAGGTGACGTTGTCAGTCTTGTTCCTTCAATCCGTTAGGGGGCCACACAGTGAGTAATTCTGATGAGGACATTGTTCGGATCTTCGACGGGCTGGTTTCGACGGCGCTGGAGGCCCAAGAAATCATCAGGGAGCGGGGTGTGACGGTCGAGGTGAACGGTTCGTTGGTCCCGAACCCGGCTGTTCTGATCGAACAGAAGTGCAGTGCGGAGATTGCGCGGTGGACGACTGCCCGGCCTGACCTGTTTGGCGAGCGTAAGCGCACGTCGGCTTCGTCTGGTCGTGGGAAGTTCCAGTCGTTGAGGGCTGTGGAGTGAGGGGGGTGAGCGGGTGGCGCTGCTTGGCATCCGTGAGCCTCGCTTGTCTCATGTTCCCGATGGTGATGTTGCGCGGGGCGATGAGGCGGTGGAGTTCGCCAGGTTCTGCGGGCTGACCCTGTACCCGTGGCAGGAGGATTTGCTGCGGGATATGTGCCGGACGGATGAGTCGGGGTTGTGGTCGGCTCGTGAGGTTGCGGTGGTTGTTGCCCGCCAGAACGGTAAGGGCGAGGTTCTGGTTGCCCGTGAGTTGGCCGGCATCTTCTTGTTCGGTGAGCGGCTGATCTACCACACGGCGCACTTGATGGAAACGGCGCTGGACGCTATGGGCCGGTTGTGGGATGTGATCTCGGAGCACCCGGACCTGATGGGCTGGTGGGCGGATGAGTTCGAGGGTGAGCCGGAGCTGATGAAGTCGAACGGCAAGGAGGCTATCCACTTCCCGAATGGTGCGTCGGCGGTGTTCCGTACGAGGACGAAGAAGACGGGCCGTGGTCGGACGATCGATCTGCTGATCTTTGACGAGTGCTACGACCTTCCGGTCGAGGTGTTCGCTGCGATGAACTCGACGACGGCTGCTGTGGAGAATGCGCAGAAGGTGTTTATCTCGTCGCCGGTGAATCGGTGGGAGCATATGCACGGCGCGATCTTCTCGGCTAAGCGGTGGGCGGGCATTGACGGCGAGGACGGGATTCTGTTCAAGGAGTGGTCGATGCCCGAGGGGGCCGATCCTCTCGTGGAGCAGTCGTGGCGCATCGCTAACCCTTCCTTGGTGGATCGTGGGCCTGGTGTGCAGTTGAGCGAGATCCGGGCTGCGGCGAAGTCTGCGGGGAAGTCGCCGGAGCTGCGGGCGGTGTTCACGGTCGAGTCGTTGGGCACGGGTGAGTGGTATCCGCGTGGTGATGAGGATGAGGGCAGGGAGTTTGTGGTTGATCCTGTCGAGTGGCAGGCGGTCGCGGAGTCTCGCCCGAGTGTTGTCGGTGATTGTTGCGTGGGGTTGGATGTCGCGCCGGAGGGTGCGGGGGTTGGCATGGTTGCCGCGCTGCGTACCGATAGGGGCGTGCATTTGTCCCTTGCCCCTGTGTCGGTGTTTGACCGGGATGAGGTTGTCGCTTCGGTTGCTAGGACGGTGGCGAAGAACGATCCGGTGGCGGTGGTCATTGAGACGAAGGGTGTCGGCGCTACGTTGTTGGACCCGCTCACGAAGTCTGGTGTGGAGCCGGAGCAGATCGCCTGGGGGAAGGTCACGGCGGCGTGCGAGCTGCTGTTGACGATGTTCCGCGAGGGCGCGTTGACACATGATGGGGATCCCCGGTGGGGGGATGCTCTGGAGGTCGCGGAGTTCCGTCAGGGGTCTCGGGGTGATCGTGCGTTTCAGCATACCGCCCCGGTGGTCAGTGTGCTCGTCGCTGCGTCGTTCGCGTTGTGGGGGCTAGTTGAGTTTGAGATTCCGGTGGATGCGCCGGACGTGAAAAAGACAAGGAGGTTCGTGGGGCATGTGGAATCCATTTCAGCCTCGGAAGGTTCGCAATTTGTCGCCAACCTCCGATTCTAGGCGTACGCCGGAGATCGGCCACGCTATTTCGTCTAAGGGCGCTATTACGGCTGAGGATAATTGGGAGCTTCGGTTTCCGCATTCGGCTGCGGTGTTTGCGAAGATGGGGCGTGAGGATGCTCAGGTTACTTCGGTGTTGAATGCTTTGTGGTTGCCGATTGAGCGTGCCGATTGGCGGTTGGACCCGAACGGCGCACCGGATGAGGTTGTGGCGTTGGTGTCGGAGGATCTGCGTCTTCCGGTGTTGGGTGATTCTCCCAAGGAGCCGGTGGCGCGTCGGCGTGGGCGTGTGTCGTGGACTGAGCACTTGCAGCAGGCTCTTCTGTCGTTGCAGTACGGTGTGATGTTCTTTGAGCAGGTTTATGAGGAGCGCGGGGGCCGTATGCACCTCGCTAAGTTGGCCCCCCGGTATCCGGGGACGTTGACCCGTATCAATGTGGCAGAGGATGGTGGTCTGTCGTCGGTGGAGCAAGTTGGGGCTAGCACCGGCACGGCGCGGGCGGATGGTGCGACTATCCCCGTTGATCGTCTTGTGGCTTATTGTCATGCGCCGCGTGATACGTCGTGGGAGGGCACTTCGGTGTTGCGTCCCGCGTTCAAGCACTGGAAGTTGCGGGATCAGGCTTTGCGCCTGGAGATGCAGGTTCTGGAGCGTAACGGCATGGGTGTGCCGATTTACAAGGGTTCCGAGCTTGCGGAGAACCCTGCTGAGGATCTGCGTCATGGTCAGGAGCTTGCACGGGGGATTCGTGCGGGCGCTGAGGCGGGCGGCGCGATCCCGGCGAAGGCTGAGCTTCAGCTGTTGGGCGTGAATGGTCAGCTGGTCAGTCCTCGTGAGTCGATTTCGTATCACGATGCGATGATTGCCCGTTCGGTGCTGGCTCACTTCCTGAACCTCGACGGCGGGGGAGGCTCGTACGCACTGGCGGAAACGCAGTCGGATCTGTTCATCCAGTCGTTGCAGACGATTGCAGACTGGATCGCGGACACCGCGACTCAGCACATCGTTGAGGATCTTGTCGATGTGGCGTTCCCCGGTTATACGGGGTTGTGCCCTCGGGTTGTTGTTGATCCGATTGCGTCGAAGAAGGAACTGTCTGCTCAGGATCTCGCCACGCTGGTGAACGCTAAGGCGATCTTCGCGGATAAGGATCTGGAGGAGCACGTTCGGCGTGTCTACTCGCTGCCTGGTAAGCGTCCTCTGTCTGAGGCTGTCGCTGCCGGAGATGTGAAGACTGATGCGGCGGACGGGGCGGACGCTGCGGAGTTGGCCCAGTTGGCGGCGGCTACGAAGTCACTTGTTGATGCTGGTGTTTCGCAGGATGACGCGCTGAAGGCTACGGGGCTTGATGTTCCTGTTGATGATTCGGCGGCAACGCCGGGGGAGGAGGTCAACAGTGAGTGAACTGTTGATCTACGGGGAGATCGGCACTGACGTTTCGGCGTCTGCCGTTGTCTCCGAATTGAAGTCGCTGGAGACGGACGAGATCACCTTGCGGGTGAACAGTCCGGGCGGCGACGTGTACGAAGGCCTGGCGATCATGAACGCACTCCGGGCGCACTCTGCGACTGTTACGGCGGTCGTGGAGGGGCTGGCCGCGTCTGCCGCGTCGTTCATCGCGGTGGGCGGTGCTGACCGTGTGGTCATGCGGCCCACGGCAGAGCTGATGATCCACGACGCCATGAGCTTCGTCGGCGGGAACGCTGCGGAGATGGGCCGGGTTGTCACCGACCTGGAGCGCATCTCCGACAATCTCGCGTCGGTGTACGCCACCCGTGGTGGTGGTGAGCCTTCGGAGTGGCGGGAGCGAATGCGGGCGGAGACGTGGTTTTCGGCGGATGAGGCGGTGGCTGCCGGCCTGGCCGATTCGGTCGAGGATGGCAGGGCCGTTGTCGCCGCTGTCGCTGGACGTGTCACTAACCATTTCAAGTATCGGGGTCGAAGCGTTGCGCCGTCTCCCGACCTAACCGCCCCTACGGGGCAGAAGGAGGATAGCGGCATGGGTTCGCTTTCCCACGAGGACGTTGTGAACATCGTCCGAAAGATCATGAATGAGACCGTCACTGTCACCAGTGATGTTGAGATTTCCTACCCGGAGGGCACCACGGTTGTCCCGACCGGTAAGGCCACCGTTGAGCCGCAGGGCGAGCTTCCGCCGTCCGGCCTGGTGTTCTCTGTCGGTGAGGCGCCGGAGGGTTTCGTTGCCGAGGTTGACGAGGCGACCGGTGTTCTCACTGTCACTGCCCCGTCTGGCGCTGAGCCCGATTCCGAGGTTGCCCTGACGGTCACCGTCACCGGTAACGATGCGCCGGTTGAGCTGCCGGTCACCGTCACGGTGAAGTCCGCCGCCGGAGACGAGGAAGAGGCCGCGCCTGCCGGAGACCTGGCTACCGAGGAGCCGGTTCCGGCTGATCGTGTTGTCCTCGACATGGACACCTACAACGATCTGAAGGCCGCCGCGAAGCTCGGCTGGGATGCGAAGAACGAGGCCGACACCGCTTCCCGTGAGGCTGAGGTTGACCAGTGGATCAAGGATGGCCGTTTCAACGTCGCTATCCGGTCCAAGGCTGTTGCCCTCGCTCACAAGGACATGGACGCTGCTCGCGCTCTGTACGGATCCATCCCGAAGAACACGATCCCCGTTAAGGAGATCGGCCACGGCCAGGACCGCGAGGCGACCGACGCTGCAACCAAGTCCGATTTCCGCGCCCGTGCAGACCGTCTGCTCGGCACCCGTTCCAACTACTAAGGAGAACCTAGTATGTCTGCTGTTTTCAAGACCGGCCCTATCACTTTCGACGCTGCTGAGGACATCGAGAAGTTCCGGCTCGTCTCTGTCGCCGCTGAGGGTGCGAAGCACGCTGACGGTACCGCCGCCGTGTTCGGCGCGGTTGTCACCGGCGCTAACGCCAACCCCCCGGCCCGTACTAATGACAACGTGCTTCACATCGGCAAGCCGGGCAACGTTGCCGTGCATGTCACCCCGGCTGTTGTCCCGGTTGAGACTGAGGGCACTTTCGCCCCCGGTGCCCCGGTTTACGCTGCCGCTGACGGTAAGGCTGCCGCTACCGGCGCCGTGTTTGTCGGCACCGCTGTCCGCGCTTCCGGCGACGGCAAGGTGAAGGTTCTCCTTGCCACCCCGACCGCCCCTGTCGCTGCTGGCACTGGCGAGTAGTACACCCCGAATCATCCCAACCCCTGGCCTGTCGGGTCGGGGGTTTTGTCATGTCGGGCGTGCGCCCGCCAACTGAAAGGAGCCAGTAATGGCTGACGTTATCACTTCCGCTTACGACGGTCCCCAGATCACCGTCGATGAGCTCATGGCCGATCCGACCTACATCCCGCAGCGGATCATCGAGGACCTGGACAACTCGTTTGTCGAAGATCTGTTCTTCCGTGACGGTGGCAGCAACCAGGGGGTTGTTGCTTTCCGTGAGGCTGCGGGCCTCTACCTCGCTGACGATGCTGAGGAGATCGCCGAGTACGGCGAGATTCCGGTGTCCGCGCCGGAGCTTGGTTCCCTGAATGCCGCTTTCGGCATCAAGACCGGTGAGGCTATCCGAATCTCGTGGGAGCAGCGCAACGAGAACAAGGTTGATGCTGTCACCCGCGCTATGGACGCCCTGGAGAAGACTGTTCTCCGTCACGGCGTTAATGCCGTGTTCGGCGCGTTCAACGCCGCTGCCATCCCCGAGTTGCAGGCTTCCGCCGCCTGGACTGCTGGCGACCCGGTGAAGGATCTGTTCGACGCTATCGAGATGGTGCAGGGTGCCACCGTTGACGGTGACGAGACCCGCATCTTCGACTACGACCCGAACACCCTGCTGGTCCACCCGCAGGCGCTCACGAAGATCATCCGCAACGAGCAGATCCAGAAGCTCTACATCGGTGATGTTGCTCATGACAACCCTGTCTACAAGGGCCTGACCGGCTACCAGTTGTTCGGCACCCTGAATGTTGCTACTTCCCGTCTGATGCCGAAGGATGAGGCGTATGTGTTCGAGGCTAACGCCGTTGGCTTCAAGTCTGACACCATGCCGCTGACCGCTACCCCCCTGTATGTCGAGGGTGGCGATTCTCCTATTGGTGGCCCCACCATGTCGTGGCGTTCCGATCTGGTCCGTAAGCGGGCTATCGCTGTGGACAACCCGAAGTCCGTCGTTCGCATCAAGGGTCTGTGATGCGTCGGGTGACGCTGGCCCGGGCGTGGAATCCGGGCACGGGTGTTCTGTTGCGGGGTTCTTCGGTCGAGGTTGAGGACGCTATGGCGGAGTGGCTGGAGGCGCAGGGCGCTTTGGCTTCCGAGGTTGTGTCTAAGCCTTCCGGTCCTGTTGTCACCCGTGCTGCTAAGCCGAAGCCTGCCCCGGTCGAGAAGGTGGTTGAGGGGCCTAGTGCCCCGAAGCGTACTGAGTCCTTGGATGTGTGGCGTGCTTATGCCGTCAAGAAGGGGATTGACCCGAAGGGGTTGACGAAGAAGGAGATCATCGCGGCGACGCGCTGACTCCGAAAAGGGGGTGCGTCATGCTCGTTGAGTTTGATGATCTGGCCTCACGCCTGCCGGTGACGCTGGCGGTGGATGAGGCTGCACGGGTCGTGGTTCTTCTGGGCGACGCGGAGGAGATTGTGCGTGACGCTTTCTCTCGTGTCGGTAGGGACTTCGATGCGGAGGTTGCGGCAACACCGTGGTTGGCTCATGCCGCTAAGCGCGTGATCCGTGACATGGTGGCCGCAGCGGTTCTGATTGGCGGGAACGTCGGTCAGGCTTCAGTGTCCTCGACTACGGGCGCTGAGTCCGATTCGGTGACCTATGGTTCGTCTGTTGATGGGCTGGTCGGGTTCGGTCGGCTTATCCTGACCGATGCGCACCGTGAGGAACTGGGCCTGCTGTATCAGGCTGGTGCTCGGGGGAGTTTCCCGCGTGCGTCGCGCTGGCCGGAGCGGTGGTACCGGTGAATGAGGCGTGGGAGCCTGTGGTGATCCGTCAGCGTCCAGAAGTGGACGAGTACGGGGTACCGCAGATGCCGGGTGGTTCCGTCACTGTGACGTGTCGTGTGCAGCCGCTCGTGCTTGCTCAGGATGTGGGGCAGGACCGGGAGGGTGCTTTCGTGCAGCTTCGGGTGTTCGCCCCGTCTGGGACGGTGGTCGATGCTGATTCTGAGGTGTTGATCCGGGGGGAGTGGTTCACGGTGCTGGAGCCGCCGCATGATTTTGCGGCATTCCGCCGGCCCGCGTTGTCGAGGCATCGCCCGTCTGTTGTGTTCGTGTGCCAGAGGGGTGAGGGCTGATGGCTCAGAAGAATCTGCCTGACGATTTCTGGCAGCAGCTCTTGGAGGCCGCTACGCCGCTTGTTCAGCAGGCGGGGCAGCGGGTCGCTTCGGGGGTGCCTGCGGAGATGAACGCGGACGTGCGGATGAAGAAGGACAAGGGCGGTAAGCCGGTCGCGCTGGTCGCTATGCGGGTTCCGCAAGCGCGTGCTGCTGAGGCGAAGCACGGCTACCTGATTCAGTCTGCTGTTTCGTCCGGCCTCGACATTCACAGGTATGGGGGGTGACGATGCTCGTCCAACAGGACGCGGTGAGCGCGATCATCCGAGAACTGAATATTGCGGTGGCTGACGTGCCGGTGAGATCAGAGTTGCCGAAGGGTTGGGGTGTGAAGTCCGGCCCTGCGGTGACCGTCTCATCGAACGGCACCACCGATCAGGCGCGGGCATGGACGGGCGAGATCGTCCGTGTCGTGACCTACGCCGAGTTTGCCCCGGATGCGCGCTCGTTGGCGGCGCAGCTGGAGGCGTTTCTACTGGACCCCGCCCACGTGCCGGGTCTGACTATCTATCCCGCAGTGGGGCTGAGCGTGGTTCGGGATTCCCCGGACGCGTCCCGCTGGATTGCGGCTTTCGCTGTGAAGGCTGCTACTAACCGAAAGGAGCCATAGCATGGCTACTACTGACGTTGCAGACCGCGTTCACATTTGGAAGAACGCCGAGGTCTACATTTCCATCGTGGGCGCTACCGATCCGAAGGCTGAGGCTGACGGCACGTTCGGCGCTGACTGGCTTCAGGTTGGCATCCTCGCTGATGGTTCTTCCATCGGCCAGGAGCGCGACGCTGACCGTACGGAGATCCTTGGTTGGTCTTCTCAGCTGATCGCCACCGACCAGAAGTTCAAGAAGGACACCCGCACCTTCACCTCCCTGGAGGATAACGAGGTTGTTTGGTCCCTGATGTGGCCGAACTCTGAGTTCCCGGAGGCAGGAACCCCGACTGTGGTTCTTGCTCCGCAGGATGCTCAGCGGTACATCGGGTTCCGCACCACTGACCAGAACGGCAACGTTCATGTCGAGGTGTCGCGACTGGAGGCGAACATCTACCCGTCCAGCATGGACAAGGCTGATGATGGTGCTTCGACCACGGAGTTCACTGTTGAGATCCGTAAGGATGCTGATGGTGCCCTGTACGACAAGGCTGTGTTCTCCGGTACCGGCGTGAACGTTGCTACCCCTGATGTGATCCGTTTCAAGACCGCTGGCACTGACCCGGAAAACCCCTAGTCGGGCGGGTGGGTGGTCCTCTGCCACTCGTCCTGACGTGATTGGAGGGGTAGATGGCGCTCTCTAAGAGACGCTCTGAGATCCTGGCGATGGACCGTCCTGTGGGAATCATCATCGGGTCGTCCACCATCGCGGGGGTCGGGGCGGGTGCTTCGTGGCCGGACAAGTCCATTTCCGCTCTGGTGGAGTCTGCGATACGGGGGAAGGTCCACCAGGATGCTGCGGGCGAACCGCGTACGGCGAATGCTGGTGCCAGTTGGCCCCGCGCTACTCGAACCGGGGGAACGTCGAACTCGTCCGGCCTCGGGCACACCAACATTCTCGTCACTTCCGGTGCCCCGGTGTCATGGTCGATGACGGACTGCACTGGGGCGTGGTTCGGTCTGCGTGAGGGGGGTGGGACCGGCACGGTCACCGTCTCTGTGGACGGTGACACCCCGGCTCCGATCCCCCTGTCTACGTCCGGCGATCTGACGTTCTCAGCGTCGTGGGATTCCGGGGAGCTTCCCCGTGGTACTCACACGTTCGAGTTTTCCACCACCGGCGAGACAGTGATCGACTTCGTACACCTGTACGACGGCGACAACACCGCCGGTGCGATCATGCTGAACGGCGGCTGGGGCGGGTCCACCTTGGACTGGCATCTCACCGCCAATCAGCAGGCACTTACGCTTCGCCCGCGACTGCGGCACCTGGACCCTGATTTCATCATCCTGTCCTACGGCAGCAATGAGGAGTCGTCGGGGAAGACCCAGGCAGAGGTTACGGCGACGCTGAACCAGATGCTAGCTGTGATCTCTGAGGAGTGCGCGAAGAACCCGTGGATCGTCCTCGCGTCACAGGACGCGCCGAAGGACGAGGGGTACGACCGTGAGCAGATCATCGGCCCCATGCGTACCGCTGCCGCGCTCGACCCCGCGAACCGTGACTTTACGGACGCGATGGAAGGCTACTGGTCCGGCGACATTGACGCCGATAAGGCTGCGGGAATCCTCGCCTCGGATGGTGTTCATCCGACCGCGAAGGGGCACGCCGATCTAGCCGCTCGACTGATTACCGCGCTCAATCTGGGCGCAGAAAGTGAGGAGGACATGCCTTTCGTCCCCCGCGATGATTGGAAAGCCGGAGACGATTACGAGGCTGCCCGAATCATTGAACTGGAAGCCGCCGCCGCTGCTGGCGAGGCTGCCGCTACTGAGGTTGCAAACCTTGCTACCTCCACGACCGCCGCGCTCGGAACCAAGGTGGACGCTTCCACTACCCCGAACTCGGTCTACGGCGTCGGGTCTACCGGACAGCCGTACCTGCGCACTGTCTCTGGCACATCGAAGACGGCCAACACTGTTCCGGTCCGTGGCTCTAACGGGATCATCGTCGTCGGTGATCCGACCAGTGCCGATCACGCCGCAACGAAGAAGTACGTGGATGATCTGATCGCGGCTCAGGCAGCGCTGATTACCGCGCTGGATGCGCGTGTCACTGCGCTTGAGCCCCCTGCCGAGGGTTAACACGCTGGCCCCGTGGGTGACGGGGCGTTACAAGTAGTCACCCGGTGCGGTGCGCTCTCCGTGTGTCGGAGCGCACCCACCACAAAACTTTCATCCGACACACACATGCCGAAAGGACACACAATGGCTACCACCCGAAAGACCAGCACCGTCGAGGTTGCGAAGAAGGCCGGCAAGGCGCTCGAAAACGAGGCCAAGGCTAACGCCGATCTTGTCGAGATCACCCTCACCATCCGTGGTGATGAGGTGACCGTTCTCGCGCCGCCGAACGTTGAGGCCGCGAACTGGCGTGTTCCCCTGCTCATGCAGGAGGGGACGAATCAGTCCATCGCTAAGGCGATCCCCCTCATCCTCGGTGACGAGGGTTGCGCGAAGCTCGACGCTCACGGCGCATCGTTCAACGACCTCAACACGTTCCTGGAGCTGTGGTCTGAGGAAATCGGCATGGGGGAATGATGTGGCTACCGGGCCTACCAGCATTCATGGTGCTGTTCGCCCGGTGGCCGCGCGAGCTGGAGGC